CTTAGTTCAAATATATTATCAAAATCTAATACGATAAATCCGCTATGTTTTAGCAATTGAGCATCTGTCCTATCTGACCCGAATTTGCCACTAAAACAAATTGATGGTAGGTTTAATTTTATCTTATTTGCTTTCTCTTTATCAATTGTTCCTCTAATTTCCTCTACTGTTGCTTTACTTTTACCTTGCTGAACCCTGTTTAATGCGGTTTCAATTGAAATGTAATTTGGTTCCTTGGAAAAAATGTTCTTAAAAATGGTTATCATTAATATGTTGGTTTAAGGTTAGCAGCTTTTCTTCTTTGTTCTTCTATATTCAATTCGTAGGCTGTTTTGGAGCGATTTAAGCCACTTTCTATTGTATTTGATGGTATTAGCTCATCAAGCCATGATTTGTTGTTTAAGAAGGTTTGTGGGTCTTTTCTATATTTCTTTTCTGGTTGAGCTATTTTGTATAAAGGAATATGATTCATTATATCAATTCTATCTTGATTACTCAAAGAAGCCCATTTTTTCTCAAGTTTTTTTCTTTCACCTACTTTTTTATCATACAATACCCAAAAATCATCAAAAAGGATATTTAACTTAACTTCTTGTTCTTCTTCTTGTTCTTCTTCTTGTTCTTCTTGTGGATGTGTTTCTATACTGTATATATACTGTATCAATAGTCTATCTTTAACCTTCTCAAGCTCTTTGTTTACACAACTTTTTACTTTTGGACTACTTGAATCATTGTATTTTAACCAATTTGATAATGCAACTTCTTTTGATTTCTCAGAATATCTTATTTTACCCTTAAAAATAAAAAATTCAAGTAACTTTTTCACCGTTTCTTCATTATATCCCGTATCATAACACATTTGCCTAAGTGTTATTTCGTATATTCCACACTGTTTTGTTTTATCATTTGTAAGTAAATACAAGAAAAAATACTTTTGTTCTGGCGTTAAATCCTGAATAAAAGAATCTCCCCAAAATGAAGTGTGAATCTTTCTAAAGATTGCCATCTATTAAATTTTTAATTGTGTTTATATAATTTTCGTTTAATGTTAATTTATATTGGGCTTGCCCATTATCAACTATATATAAATCAATAGTATCTTTATCTAAATAAATTGTATATAAAAAAGCAATATTTTTTAATAATTTACTTTTTGTAATTTTTTTTATTTTATGATAATCATGAGTTATTTTAATCAATTCTATAAGTGCATGACAATCAGAGTAATATGTAATTAATTCAGCATTATCTATATCCCAAGGATTATTTAAATATGACTTATGATGCACATTTAAAGTTCGAGTATTATCACCACAACATTGACAAGTAAAATCATCTCTATCTAAAATTTGTAATCTTTTTTTCTGCCACCTTGGGTCAAGAAGTTTTTCCTTATAAGTCATAAAGATATTTAATCGTTAATAAAATCGGTATTTAAAGACCTGTTTATTTTTGCTAGATTTGAATCTGACAAAACCATAATTCTATGTATAAAAATAGAATAAAGACTACCATACGGTATGTCAGTTTTTCTAGACAACCAAGCTAGATTTCTTTCTTCAGTTTCTAGGTATAAAAGAATTTCATCTTTTACACTAGTTTTAACTTTTGCCATTTATTTGATTTTTGATTAATACACAAAATAAAACTTAATATTTCATATTTCAAAATATATTTTTTAAATATTTTATTTTTTTATTTAATTTTGATTATATACCTTTGACAATGGAAAATAGGGAACTGATATATGAAATGGCTGAAAGATTAGATATGGTTATTGAAGTTTGGAAAGCTGGTGAGTATATTGGGAAGTTTAAATTTATTAATGGTAAACTACATAAATTAAAAGAATAATGGAAACATTCATAACAGAAAAAGATGTCTTGATAAAAATCAAATATCACAAAGATATAAGTCAAGAAGAAAAGAAAAAATACGAGCAATCAATAAAAGGATTGTTTATGACAGACAAATCAAAAAAAAAGACTTTTAAGCCTATTATTAAAAACCAAGAAAGGAATAAAATGAAAGAATTATGCCCAATACATAATGAAAAATTAAATGATGATGGTCTTTGTAATTTATGTTTAGAACAATCTAATAAATAATTTATGGCATATAGTACAATAATAACCAAGAAAAAGCGTTGTGTTAGTTGTGGCAATATTGATTATTGGTTTTCAAAAAAGATGTGCAAACAATGTGCTACTGTACATTCTACTCAAAAAAGAATGCAAGAATTTGAGGATGAGTCTGAAAGTTTTAAAAATTTAACTTCAGATTTAGACCATGTATTTAGCCAATATTTAAGAAACAAATATGCCGATAAAAATGGTATAGTACAATGTTACACTTGTGATAAAAAGCTTCCGGTAAAAGAAATGCAATGTGGTCATTTTATGAGTAGATCCAATTTAAGTACAAGATGGATGGAAGCTAATTGCAGACCACAATGTGAGGAATGTAATTGTTATAAGGATGGAAATTTAGATGAGTTTGAATATAAGTTACATGAAGAAAATAATGCTCTAGTTGAGTACCTAAGAGAAACAGCTAGACAACCAGTTAGACCTACAAGAGATGAGCTAAAAGGCTTAGTCGTGGAATACAGGGCAAAGTTAAACTTGGTAAAAAAGAAATTTATTGAAAAATAATTTGTATTTTTACGGTGGTTATCATAGTTTGTAGATTTAGTAGTTTAGCCCCATGTTTTAGAATTACATGGGGTTTTTTATTGCTCAAGACAAAGCTAATCCTTTTAGTTTTATAGGAAAGTAGGGGATATCCACCATAAAGTGCATTATTTGACACTAATAAGTGTATAATGAGTCATAAAATGCACATTCTGATATGCTTTGTGCTTTACAAGGCACTTTATCAATCATTCTTGAGCCGTATATTAATCATTACCGGCTCAAAGTTGTACTATAAAGCAACTTTATGTGATTGATAAGTTTACTATTAGCAAACTTTAGTAACCAATTTGTTAAATAAATAGGGTACAATATGTAAAATGTTGTAACATAATTAGAGTAGATATGTTACTAATTTATATGGATTTATAACAAAATTTGTTAATTGTTGGTAGTAATACTACGCAAATGTTCACATTTTTAAACTGTTTACGGATTCGTGAACACTATAAAAGCAAGGGCAAAGTTTAATTTATAGGTGCAAATTATACTTTGAGTATAAAAATGGGTGCAAATTATAAACTCTTGTTGTACCTAAATTATAATAATGTGTCTTAAAAAGGACATAAAGGTATGGTTATGTTACTTTAAAGGGATAAAGTAAAATAGTCAAGCTATTACTTGACTAATATGCAAAAAAAGCCCCTCATCGTAGAAACGAAAGGGGGTAATCGTTAACCTTTTAACCTTATGTATGAAATGCAAATATATGAAATTTAATTAAATTTATTTTTTTAATTAAATTAATTAAATTAATTTTGTCTTTAAAACACACAACATGGCAAGAAGCATTTCCCCAGATTCGGTTTCCAGTAAGGTAGCCGATCTAAAACTAGGCGAGCATCTTAGATTAAGTAATCCATATACATCGGTAATGGTAATGGTTTCTAATTTAAAAAAGAAAGTTGAAAATAAAAATAAATCATTTAAAATTAAGTCTGTTGATGACAACACAGACACAAAAACCACTGTAACCAGAATTAAATAAACTACTATGCACATTCAAACTATTAACTACACAAAAACTTTTAATCTCGGAAATTATTCATCTGAAAAAATCGGTGTTGAATTTTCTATTAACCAAGGAGAATCAGCCAATAAAGCATTAGACATCGCAAGAGATCTTGTTGAAGATTATCATAAACAAAATGTTGCTAGGCTTAAAGACTTAGGATATTTTTATGATGACCAAGTACCTGATGAAATTATTCCAACCCAATCTAAAAAAACTTTAGTAGAAAAAACAAAAGAGTTTATCGATGCCTGCAATACAAAAGAAGATTTGAAAGCATGGGAGTTAATGGCTAAAAGCAATCCAGAGCTTTTGGGATATTATAATGATAAACTTAAAACTATTAAATAATGCAACTTACTATCGATGAGCAATCTATTTTAAATTTAATCTTAAGTGCTAATAACAGAATAACACAACAAGAAATTGCTAATTCAGAAAGATGGTTAGGTAGTCATCCAACCCATGAAGTAGATAGAAGAGAATCAACATTAAGAAAAATAAGACAAGTAATTAGAGATTTAAGAATTAAGAAAGGCTACATGATATTATCAGATGCCAAAGGATATTGGATAATGAAAGATAGACAAGAAGCTATTGAGTATTGTGAAAGAATTGAGCGTATGGCAAAATCACAAGCTAGAGCATGGTTTGAAACATATAACGCTATGAGGAAAAATTTTGGACTAAACTCACACTATTTTGAACAACAAGGAAAACTATTTTAACCATGATAAATTTTAACGGAACCTTAATCAGAGCAAGTTCTGTGGGGTATTTGATGACGGAACCTGTATCTAAAGCTGATAAAGAAGCGGGATTACTTTCTAAAACAGCACAAAAACATTTATTAGATGTTTATATCGCTGAGAAGTATGGCAGAAGAAAAGATATACAGACTAAGCAAATGAAAAAAGGTGTGGAAGTTGAGCAAGATTCAATTGATTTATTGTCAATGTATTTAAAAAAACCATTGCAAAAGAACGAGAATCGCATAGCAAACGCATTTATTACAGGATTACCAGATATTATTGATGGTAAATCCATCATCGATATTAAATCTAGCTATGACTTATGGACATTCTTAGGAAACTTACCTGATAAGCTTGATAATTTATACTATTGGCAATTAATGAGCTATATGTGGCTTACGGGTGCGACCAATGGTTATATCGCCTATTGCCTTGTAAATACACCTGATAATATTGTTGAACAAGAGAAGTATTTTTTACTTAAAAAGATGGATGTCATTTCAGAAGAAAGCCCTGAATTTATCCAAGAGGCAATGAAGATAGAATTTAACATGAAGTTTGATGACATCTTGATGGATGAAAGAATTTTAATTTTCCCCGTAGAAAGAAATGAGGATGATATTTTACGCATTGAGCAAAAAGTAATAAGAGCAAGAGAATATTTAACACAAATAGAACAAACCCATAAAAATTTCAATAATGGCAAAAGCTAAAAAGAAACCAAACATACCAGAAGGAAAACAACCACTAGACGGATGTGATTTTTGTATGCAATTTGATTATGATGAACCTCATGTAATTGGAGCAAGCCCGGATGAACATGGAGCTATTGAATTAGTAATTAAAGCTTACATGGATGCAGGTGTAACATTCATATGCCCAATAACAGGTAAGAAATTAAGAATATATGCTAGACCATTATCCGATGCAGGCAGAATAATTTTAGAACAAACAGAAATAAAATAATATGAAAATACTATTTGGAATAACTGCTTTTGTATTAGTGGCAATAATTTGCTATATTATTGGGTCAGCCTATGAGGAGCATTTAGACAATGAGCAGTATTAATCTTGCTTAGGTATAATTGTTCCAACTGGATAAGTAGCACCTGCCGGAGCTTGTGTCACAGATGTTTGACCGGGATGCGCTCTTAATGCTCTACGCATTGGAAATGCTAATTCGTTAAGTGGACCAAAACATTCTGCTATAGTTACGCCATTAACTCTTTGTGGTAATATCTTACAAGGCATACTATTTTTTATTTAGGAAGAATTAATTTTATACCTTTTTCATTTTCATCAAAATATTTTTGAAGCTTATCAGCTCCCCCTGCATTTTTTACATTTAAAGGAGATGCATAAAATACATCTTTACCATTTTCAAATGCCCATTTACCACCGGGCGTTTTGTCATTATGATACATTGATTCATCACTAAATGTAATATGGTTAGGGCGTTTGTAAGTATCAGGGGCGTGAGCTTCTGGTTTTATAAATTCCATTGCAGCCTTTGGATTAGAATTATAATATGCTCTTAAATCATAAGCTGATGTATCATTTTTAAATTTAGGTATCATTTTATAATACTCTTCAAATTTTGGATATTTTTGCATTATTGATAAAGACATATAACTATTTTTTTTCTTCTGCTTTAATTTTTTTCTCTTGTTTCAACATTTCGGCAGTTGGTTTTTTACCACTTCCTTTGTTGGCACGAATATTATCCCATAAACCACGAGGCGAGGTTGATCCATCCGCTCGTTTCATCATTTTTAGCTTATTCATACCACTAAGATACGAATTATTTCCAATTTTCCGATTTCCAAATAACTAAATCTATCCCTTTTAAGCCCTTTGGCGGCGTTTTATGGCTTTCGACTGGTATTTGTTCCAATTTGGAACTAACCTCTAAATTTGGGCTGTTTCTGTCATAAGGAGGCATATTTTTAAATGGTGCGCCTCTCTTAACTTTAGGATTACCCAGAATATTAGGCTCTCCATCTGTATTTATTATTTCAAGTAGGGTTTTTGAAGCAGAAATTTTGTACCCATCTAAAAAATAATTTACTACTTGTTGAACAGAAGTCAAATTCTGCTCTTTTTGAATTAATTCCAACTTTTCCAAGTCAAATCTAACTCCAATTGGTTTACTTTTTGCCATATTTATTGTTTGTAGCTACAAATATACAGGTAAATTACAAATAAAACCCAAATGTAGCTACACTATTTAATATATACCTACACCAATACACCCCCAACACATAGATAAAAGTAAGGCACGACCACCCCGACCACCTACCAACCAAAACAACCACCAATACCACTTAACCTTTGCCCGTTACCCTTCAGCCCATTGGATTTGCAAGGATAACCGAACACCAACCGCCCAAAGCAAAAACACACCCACCCGAGCAAGGCAAGACGGAAACCCCAAACGAAAATTTTTTTATAATAGCGGGGGGTACCCTCAAGTGTCTATTGATGTATAGTTTTTCGGAATTTCTTTTAATAGATAGGGGTGGCAAAAATTTTTTATAATTTTTTTCGTATATTTGGTAAAATTTATATTATGGGATTGTCTACAATGAAAAAACCTAGCTCAGACGGCATTAAGCAGGAATTGGATTATGTACAAAGTCCTATTTATAAAAAAAGATTACAACAAAGTGGCGTAAAGAATGTAGATGAATTAATATCAAAAAGAATTTCAGCTCTTAAAAAAACTAAGATAATACCAGCTGAAACTCAATTCCAATATAACTCAACAACTGGCGGACAAACTCCCACTATAATCACAGAAAAGGGAATAAGTCCTTATACTTTACAGCACGAAATAGTTCATGCAGAAAAAGGTGGTGGAGAATCAATTCCTTCTTATAAAGACCCATATATTGCTTCAGGAACTCAAATGACTCCAGCAGAATCTTGGTTATTTTATAATAAAAATAAAAACCTACAAGAAAAAGCACCAGAAGTAAAAGTAGTAAATGGCAAGCTAATTAAATCTCTTTCAAATAAATCAATGAAAGAAAAAATGCTTGAAGAATATAATTCTGGAGGAGATTATTATGAATCAGATATTGCAAAATCAATGTATGGAAAACAATATCCAACAGAACTGCATAAAATTAGCGCACAAGAAAATATGGGAGATTTAGGCGCACTTAGAAAACTTCTCATTGATAAAAAAATAACTAAAAATTACGGAGATAATATAGATATTAATCAATTAGAAAAAGCTTTAAACAATCCTGAGATTAAAAATCAACCAAATGTAAAAAGATTATTACAAAGCTTTGATAAAAAAGCTATTATTGATTTAAATAACAGTGTAGCTATGCTAGAAAATAATAAAAATCAAAATTTAACATAATAAAAATTATATAAAATGCTAGAACAAATTACAGGTGAAGTAGTTACAGAGGACCAAAAACAATTAAATCCAAAAAGTAAATTAACTTCTATGAAAAAGAAAGTAAAGACAATGGAAACTGAACTTAGAAGCAAAGTGCCTGTATCTCAAGTTAAAAAAGAAGATGAGGATTTTGCTAGTGCAATGAGTGACCAATATATAAACAAAGCAAAAGATGCAGCCAAGTATAGGCTAAAAATGGCAGCTGCAATGTCAAAAAAAAAGTAAATACTAAACAACTAGATGACGGCAGTTATGCCATGGACGGATGGAGTTATTAACTTTCTTTCTTCTCTAAAAATAGGATCTCCGATACGCTTCCCTTAAAAAAGGAGGCGTTTTTATTTGGTAGATATTATAGCATATCGTACTTTGTGCTAAATTTACCACATGAATCTACAAAACAACACAGAGTCAATTAGAATTGACAAATCATTATTGGACTCCATTAAAAAGATTATTTCAACAACAGGTCAAACAGTTAAGGGATATGTCGAAGTCAATCTTAAAAAACAAGTAGAAAAGGACATCCAAAAAATAAATAAACAAAATGCCAAGGAAAGTAATACTTAACATAACACCCCAAACCCATGTGAGGGCAACCCAAGGCGATTCAATATTCTTCAGAATCCCAAGAGAAAAATTACGCCCTGCCGGTCTTAGCAGATTACTCAGACTAGAGAAATACAACAAATACAAAGTTGACTTACTAGCCGAAGCCAAGAACAAGCAATTCGTCCTTCCCCCAGTTGGAGCTTCCATAACTTTCTTCATCCCAGTCCCACCCTCTTGGTCAAAGAAGAAAAAGAAATTGCACCATGGCAGATTCCACCAATCCAAACCAGACATAGACAACCTGACCAAAGCTACTCTCGATGCCCTGATGGCGGAGGACAAACAGATTGCTCACCTAGAAGTCCAAAAAAGATGGGTTGACTTTGAAATAGGATGGATAGAAGTTTCCTACAAAGACTACGAAGAAGTACTTACACTACCCTCTCCCAAATAAGCGTTTCGCCAAAGACTCTGCGTCTATGAGTATTATA